TCGCTTTCCATGGCGGTCAGCGATTGAAGCCAGGCAATACATCGGTCAGCCATTCCAGCCGCTCGACCACTGGATCGGACCAGTTGGGCGGCACATTGATGATGTTGTCGCTCATTGTCTATCACGCTCGGGACGGCAGGTCTGCGAGAGCGATCGTTCCCGGAACGGCGCAGATTGAAAAAATCTCTTTCATTCCCAGCTCGCCCAAATCACCCTTTACATCGATGATGCCGGTTGATGGATCGATGGCTGCGATCGAACAGCTGCCATGCCCTGTTTTTTTGTTGATCGATGTGCCGGCGAAAATGCGATCTCCGGCAAAATCCAGTCCGCGTGTAAATCCAGGCAACGTCTGTAATGCGCTGTATTTGCCGTCATCGATTGTTCCAACGCTCTGGCTCCCGGATTCACAGATCCATATTTTTCCACCATGCCATCTCGGAGAGTGCGGTTTATCGATTCCGCGAGCAGCGACAGCATTGTGCTCGATATCGAACACAACACCGGCGCCGGCCGACTGGATGGGTTGGCTGCCATCGGAGAATGCGGAAACATAGCGTGGTTTGCCGTCACGCATTCCAATTCCGTTCAGGTGATGGCGGCCATGATCGGCCTGATATGGTGGACGCCATGCCATGGCATGATCATCCCGATATCCGCAGACAGATAGACAGTCGTTTTTCGTATTGACGAAAATCAGCTCCCCATTGGACTCATAGCTCATCTCATGAACGTTGATCGGCCCGGTGGTGTAATAGCGGTTGACTTTGTATGGTCCATCATCCCGCCACAGATATTCGATAATCCTGTTGTTCGATGCGATCGCGATGCGTTCATCTGATATCGCAATCCCCATCGGCCGCGGTATTTCGATCGTTTCGATTCCTGCCCCGGTAATGACTATGACGGTTCCGGAAACATAGCAGGATGCGATGATCGATAGCTGCAGCTCGGCGCATAGGTCGATCATTTGTTTCATTATTGCCCCAACGCCTGTTTGTTGCGGTTGATCACGTTGATCACTTTCTGCTCGAACCTCGGCGTGCTGGCGTATTCGTCGAGCAGGTGCGCGTAGTCCTCAAGCTGCATGTCCAAGTAAATCCTGCATTGCTTGCTTGCAGCGGTTCTTGAGCAGTTCCTTTCTGGTGTCGCGGTCATGTCCTGCTCCCAGCAGGACGGCGTTGTATGCCTCCAGTGTCACCAGCACACCAAGCTCTTTGTCTGAGAGTGCGGCACGGTCTACCTTTTTGAATTCCCCAGTCAGCGCCCAGTTCACCAGCTTGACTTCATTCGCAAAATGAAAATGCCGGGTGGTTTTCCCTTCTAGTCTTCGCACCTCTTGGAGAGTCCGTGACATCATCTTGTATTCCAGCGCGGCTTCTGCCCGGTGCTCGATCCATTCTTTCTTGAGCATGTTCCGAAGATGGCGTTCCATCTTGTTGAAGGCATCAATGAAATTTACTTTCCATTGATGTGCTTCTTTGCCTGTGAACCCCATAGCCAAATATGAGAAACCATCACGAGTTAACTCATATTGTTTGTTGGTTTTGCCAGACTCATCTATGTATTCACTGAGCACAAAATTGTGCTGAGTGAAATCATCCTTTGGCAGTGATTTAATCTTTCTAAGAATCGTCCTATGTTCTTTTTTGAACTTCTCAGCAAGCAGCAGACTGGTGGTAAAGGTCTCACCATTAGGTCTTTTCAAAACTATGTCGCTCATCTGTCCACTATCCCCCCAACGCCTGTTTGTTGCGGTTGATCACGTTGATCACTTTCTGCTCGAACCTCGGCGTGCTGGCATATTCATCGAGGAGATCCGGATCGAGCACGTTGAACACGGCGATGTTGGCCGGCGATGGTGCGGCGGCTGCCGGAACAGGCGATCCGGCCTGCTGCGCCAGGGTGCCAACCAGCCCGCCGGCGGCGAAGGCCTGTATCTGTGGCGGCCGGGTCATATTGTTGATCGCATGCAGAAAGTTGGTGCCGACCGCCTCGACCGCCCGGGCCCGGACGACGAATTCACCATTGGATAGCCGTGCCGGGATCGAATCGGATGTCGATGTGCCGGGGCCGCGGATTTCGCCGCCTTCCGCCAGTCCCAGCCCGCCGATGACTTTTACCAGCGATTTCACCAGTGACAGGATGGTGCTGGTCAGATCGGAGAATCCGCCGGACAGAATACCGCCGATGCTGCTGAACAGGCTACCGAATCCAGACGACACCTTGTCGAACAGGTCGCCGAAGAAGGTGTCTGCGGAGCCGAATGCGGCATCTTTCTTTTCCGCCAACTGGTCGGTGCCGTCGGTTTTCTTGGACGACGAGCCTGAGAGGATGTCACCAATGCCGGACAGTCCTCCTGCTGCGCTCACATCCTTGACGAAGACGGGTGCTGCTTCGGTTAGTCCACGCGCTGCACCTAAAAGGCCTCCTGCTGCAGGCTGCTGTCCTGGTTTTTCTGCACCGCCAAAACCGAGCAGCCCTGGAATTGTCTGCAAAAAGCCGCCCTCGCGCTGCCCGCCCCGCTTTTTTTCTCCGAATAAGGCATCGGTAATGTCTGATGCTGCTGCTTGGGATGCCATCCGTCGCAAAGTATCGACGAACGAGAGCAACATGTTCTGCAGGTCGGCGTCGAACGGGTCGAACAGAAACTTTTGCAGCGTCCCATCGATTTCATCTGCGGTCTGCTCGTAGGCGCCTTTTAGAGCATCGAGCTGTTGCTCCATCGCTTGCAGATTGATCAGTTTTTCCACCAGCGCCACACCTGCGGCATCGCCCATGGCCAGCAACTGCCGGATCAATTCCGCATATTGGCTGCGCATCTGCTCAAGGCGCAGCGTTGTTTGTTCCGCGATGTTTCCGGTCAGCTCGGCGACGCGCAGCCGGACTGCGAGCATCTGCTCGCCCAGGTCGCTCTCGGCCCGGGCCTGTTCGCGTACCAGGGAGACGGCAACGCCGGCGCGCTGCAGCTCCAATCGGCGGATGTTGGCGAGGATGCGCAGCTGCTCGATACGGCTGTCGGTCAGCGTCAGCAGTTGGTGCTGCGTCTCGATTTCGCGGTCGATGAAGTCGGTGCGCAGCTGATCCAGTTCGGCGTAGTAGTCGCGGTAGCTGATTTCGCCGTCGTCCAGCTGCGTCTGCAGTGCCGCCTCGCGCTGGGCCAGCACGTCGCGTTCGAATTCGAGGTCGTCCTGCAGCAGCTGGCGTTTGATGGCGAGCGCTTCGCGGAGCGCCTGTTCCGCCTGTCGAGCTGCGTCTTTTGCCGCCTTTGCTGCAGCCTTTGATGCGCTGCCGTTCTTACTATCACCGAACGCCAGCGTCACGCCGGCATCCGCCTGACCGCTGCGCTGCTGACCGGATGCACCGGCGCGCCCGCGTTCGATGGCGCGCAGTTCCAGTGCAATCGCCTCGGCAGCTGAATTGCCGATGGCGCGCAGGCCATCGGCGGCCGCTTTGCCGGCATCGACGACCGAATCCACCAGGCCGCCGACGAAATCGGTGCCGATGGTTTCGTTGCTGATCGAATCCAGCTCTCCCTGTAACTGCGCCAGATTGCGCCGCTGTCGGCCGATGGCATCCCCGAGCGCGGCGCCGATGCTGTCGAACGAGAAATCGCCGCTGAGTGCGTCTGACACATCCTGTCCAAATGCGACAGCCAGGCGGCGCACGTCCTCGAACGCCAGTGAGAATGCCTGCACGATTGCGCCGGCGATGACGCCGGCGCCTTTGCCGAGAATGACGAACGTCGCGATCGCTGCGTTCACGCCAGCCTTGGTCTTCAGCAGCCATTCGTCAACGCCTGAAGTCGTATCGTCGACGATCGCCCGCCAGGTCTGCCGGTTTATGCCGCTCAGCTCCGACAAGCTGCCAATCATGTCGTCGATCGACTGCCCGATCAGATCGGCGGCCGCCGATATGGTCCCGGTAATCACCCGCCATGCGGCTTCGATGACGGCCGAGAGTTTGGCGCTCTCGCCGCCGACCGTCACCATCTCCTCGCGCCACTGGGTGTACTTGACGATCAGGAAGGCGATGCCGGCGATAGCGACGCCGATCGGGCCGCCGACCAGTGCCAGCAGAACGCGGCCGAAGCCGGTGACGACCAGCGCCAGCCGGCCGAACAGCCCGGCGGCGCCGGCGCCAATCGAAAGCAGAGCGGAGAGCGAGGCGGTAAAGGCGCGGATCGCGCCGACGACGGGACCGAGTACGGGAGCCAGCAGGCGGAACGCAAACGTCAGAATCCGGAGCGGCAGCGCAAAGCTGGCAATGAGAAAAAACTGCTGACCGAGCAGGGCCAGATTCGGGAACCGTTCCGCCAGATCGGCGACGGCTGCCGACAGCGACGACAGCAGCTCGGACGCCGCCCGGATCGCCGGCAGAAAGACGCTGCCGAGGTTGACCGAAACGATATCCAAATTGTTGCGCAGCAGGCTCAGCTGAGCGGACGCTGTGTTGGAGCGCTCGGAGAAGGTTTTAATCAGGCTGCCGGCGGTCTCGGTATCGTCGCCCGCCAGCCGCACCAGCCGGCGGTACTCATCCAGCGATGCGACCAAATCGCCGATTGCCGCAGTATCCTCACCGCGGCCGAACAGCCGGCTGAGCGCCTTGGTCTGGGATGTGCGGTCCAGCTGCGCCAGCCGTGCCAGGAATTCGTCGAGCGCTCTGGCAGGCTGATCGCGCAGTCGTTTGGCGAAGGCATCGGCGCCGAAGCCGAGCGTTGCCAGCGCCTCCTGAAAGTTGTCGCTCTGCCCCTCGACATCCTGCAGCGACGACAGCAGGTTGCGCAGGGCGGTGGCGGCGATCTGAGGAGGCTTGCCGAGGCTGAGCATCGCTGCCGACAACGCCGCGGCTTCTTCCCGCAGGAGACCGAAGCGCTGCGCGCCGCCGCCGGCCCTTGTAAGCACCGAGAGGATGTCTCGCTCGGCGGCGTTGGCGTTGTCCGCCAGGGTGTTGATTTGATCGGCAAAACGCCTCAGCTCGGACAGCGACGCATTGAAAATGTTTCCCAGCGTACCGATCGCGGCGCCCGCCTCTTTCGGCATAATGTTGAATGCCGTGGATACTTCCGCCGATAATCGAATGAATTCATCGAGATCATCGATCGGGATCCCAAGCTGTCCTCCCTGGGCGCCGATATCCGCGAGACCGGATAATGAGATCGGAATGGTTCGACCAAGATTCTTAATCTCTTGTTCGAGACGACCAATTTCATCTGCGGTGCCTTCGACAACCTTTTTTACATCCGCAAACGCCGACTCGAACGACACGGCCCTCGATGTCGATAACCCGATAATGGCTGATCGGATCGCAAATTTCCTGGCAGATTCAGCAACGATTTCTTGTGCATTGGCTAATAAACCGAATTCACGCCTTAACTCGGCGAACTTAGCGACATTGCCATTGACGAGTGAGCCTATTGTCAGAAACGAATCGGCAGCGGCTTCTTTCAGGTCGCCAAAGGAATCGGAAACCGTATCGAGTATCCGTTTGAATGGTGCAAAGGCTCCGCTAAGAATCTTTGCGCTTGCACTTATTTCCCGAATTGCCTCTTTTCCAGAGATCTTAATCCGTTCCAGAGATGTTTGAACGCTTTTAAGCGCCCGCCCTGTCCGATCGCGCGCACTGATGACGATTCGCGCGTCGAAATCAGCCATTATTGCGCCCTATCCCTGAACCGTGACATGCTGTCGGCGATGCGGATCTGCCGCAGGATTCATTTGTGCTGTCAGCCATCTTCGTCTTCCATCTCTTCGATGATTCGATTGAACGATTTGTCGTCCGCCATCGCTGCCCGGGCGATCGTCAGATTATTCATAAGCTGACGCCTATCCGATCGCGCGATAGCCGCCAGGTAGCCCTGGACCTGCGTCAGCGTGTAATCCTCCGGGTTTACGTGTCCGTTTTTCCTGAGCGCCTGGAGGCAATCGAACCAATCGATTTGCCCGTTTCCTTCATCACCATCTCCAGGCCCGGCGCCAGGCGGCTGGCGAAAAAATCGGCATTGACCTCGATGATTTTGAGCACCAGAAAGCAGAGATCGTCCGGCATCAGGTCGCCGACCCAAGCGGCCGGTTTACCGGTGGCAATGGCGACCGCCTCGATCACCTCATCGGTGTGCGATGCCACCATGCGCAAGATGAAATCGGTCGTTTCCTTGTCGCCTTGTTCGGACTTCGAGAACAACCGGCTTATATCGCCGGCCAACGGCCGGATCGCTCGCGAAAACGCGCCGATCTGCTTGACCTTCAGCGGCGTTATCTCGATCAGCTCGCCGTCGATTCGGACTGTTCCGGGTTCCGGGAAAATATCGGAGAGGCCGCCGTCGTCCGACTCCTGCTTATCCAACTCCTTCATCGTTGGCGTCATCAAACCGGCCGCCCATCGACAAACAGGCACGTGGCCGTCCCGTCATCGGGCTCGACGACGCTGAACGCCAACGGAATCTGCATCTGTTCGGTGCCATTGGCCGTGCGTTTGAAGGTCATTTCGCCATTCGGGCGCAGCAGTACTTTCGGCGCATAAATGTCGTGGTTGGCGCCGACGGCATTGTCGGCAATGAATCGCAGCGAGCCGTAGAGCTTTTTTGGCGTTTTCGTGGTGGTCAACTGCACCCGGCCGTTGGCGGCTGCCGTGTAGTCGACCAGCAGATTGGTTCCATCGGCAATTCCGCCGCCCGCAATGATGTAGATCCGGCCCAGCGCCAGGTCGACGCTGTAATCCACATCGACGGTAAACGCAGGGCTCGGCACATCGTCGGTGACCGACACGGCGCTGACCACACGCACGCCGGTCGGATTCGATGCCGATGCGCCCAGCTGATAATGACGGTCCTGCAGCACGCCGTTGATCGCCTCGCCGACGACAGCCCCGCCGGACTGCGTCACGGTAGCCTTGTCGGCGATGAAAAACAGCGCCAGGTTGTCGTCGCTGATGTCGTCGCAGGTGATGGTACCGGTCTGTTTGTTTTTGGTGGGCACTTCATCGAGCAAGGTCGGCAGCGGCGAGTCGGCACAATAGATCTCGACGGTTTCGGTCTCGACATTGATGGCGCCGCCTGGGGTGCAGCCGAGATAGCGCTCGCCGGTTTTGGCGCCGGCGGCGCCGAACGGGTCGAAATAGATTTTCCCGGCTGGGATGACGATATTGCTGGACATGTTGTGACTCCTGACTGTTTAGGATTGTGTGGTTTGTATCTGGGTGGCGATGATGAACTGCTCTTCCCACCAGATCACGCCTTCATCGAAATCGAGTATCTGCCCGATGACGTGATCGACTGCGTTTTTCGAGTTCGTAGGCTTCCATCCACGCAGCGCCGCCCGGATGGATTGCTTGAGCGTTTCGATGCCGACCGTGCCGGTGGTGTTGCCGGCATCGCGCACCGTTGTGTTTTTGATGCAGGCCCGGACGCTGACGATCGATGTGCCGGTCTGGAAATGGCACTCTTCGGAATAGCGGTTGCGGTCGGATTCGTCCTGCAGCGGCATAACGAACGCGGTCGGCAGATCTTTCGGGTTTGCCAGCAGCAGGTCGTCGAGCAGAAAGATTCTGTTTCCGAACTCCGGGCATTCGGCTTTCAGCCGGTCGACCCATTCGGTCAAGTCCATCAGCGCTGCCCCTTGACGTTGACTTCAAAATTGAGCTCCTGTTGAAATCGTTTGATGAACTCGTCGCCCATACGGTCACGGACCGAATCGGCGCTCTGCACGGCCCGCTGCAGCTCGATCACCTGTTCGACGATCGGCAGCCGCTCTTTTCCCTTGCGTTTGAACACACCGGTATGACCGCTTGGCATGGTGGCTACGAATGCGCCCTCGAAAAAGAACCGGCGCACCCGGACGCCACGTTTCGTTTGTCTCGGCTTGCCGACATAGGACGCTTTGATCGGTCTGTAGCCCAGCCAGGCGATGCCGGTCAGCCGGCTCCTGGAGATCTTGCGCGCCGATCGGAACCGGCGGATGATCTTTTGCGTGATTTGATTCTGCCGGGCGACATCCTTGACCAGTTCGCTGCGCGCTTTTGTCGTGGTTTTGCCGACTGCCCGTTTCTCCGCACGTTCGGCCTGTTTCGGCAACGCCCGGAAGCGGCGCACCAATGTATCCATGCCGGCGGTATTGATGTCGATTTGCACGATTCCGGTTCTAACTTGTTTCCCGCAATGCGATCTCGGTCATGCCGCCATCCTGGTTCATCTCACCGACGATCTCGAATTGCCGGCCGCCGACATCGACTGTATCGCCTGGCTGCGGATTGAGCGGTGCGATGTCGGATGTCCGTCCGACCAATCGCGGATTGGTCCGGTCGATCGGCGTCTTGCCGATTTGCACTTCGCTCCAGGGTGCGAAAAATACCACCTGGATCTCTGGCGCGGGCACGCCGTTGACCGTGATAATGGCCGCCTCGGCGAACGCATCGATCACCGTATCGTTCAGATCGCTGAAATCGTATCCCATCGATCAAGTTCCGATGTCGTCTCCGGCGCAGGTGACGCGCACTTTGTGCGGTGCCAGCTTTTCGTTGACGACGGCCCGGATGCTTTCGCGTTCAGTCTCGGTCTTTTGACAATAGGCATCGACGCCACCGGCCATGCGGTCCTCGATCATTGCCAGACTGCTGCATCCGGAAAGAAGAATCGTAATTATGAAACCGAATAAAAGTGCTGCTTTCATCAGAAACTCCATTGCAATGTGATCAATGCGCCGTCCAAACAGCCGGCGGCAGCGGTTAATTCATCCAGTGCCATCGCTCATTCGCATTGCCTGAACGACATCCTGAATGACAAATCCATGGGCTCGGTCAGGTCTGTATCAATCCGAGCCTGGTCAATGTTTTGTGTCCTGCTGTCCCATCTTGTGCCAGTCCGTTGGACTTTTGAAATGCGCCGATCGCTGCCTTGGTCTTCGGCCCCTCGATGCCGTCGCAGACCAGAATCGGATCGGCGCCATGTTCGTTGAGCGCCTGCTGCAGTTGGCAGGTCGTAATTTTCATGCTGCTGAATTCCTGCATCCATCTGTTCGCCAGTGAACGAATTCGCCCGGCTTTATCGAGTCCGTTGATGCAGCGGCGGGCTTTGAAAAACTCGGTCGTGCCGGGCCGGATATAGCGTTCCAGTCTCCGGCCGGTGAATGTGCCGTGCTTGAACCCATGGACGAGAATGAACAGCGCGCTCGGATGTTCCAGAGCCGAATCAGGGTTGCTGACCAGATCGATATCCAATAGCTGCGAATATTTCAGATAATTCCTTCTCCAGGTGATCTGAACATACCCGCGGCCGTAAAACGGCCAGTAGCGCAAATGCGCCTTGCGCCACTCTTCCGATTTCCAGTAGGATTCCCGGACCGGCTCGAACGTGTCGTTCGTTTCATGCTCGACGGTTGCCAGAACGTAGGCTTTTTGCTCCGGCAGCGGCAAGCCTTGTTTGTCGCACTCGGCGATGATGTCGGCGATGGTTTGTCGGCGGTTAGGCATTTCTAGTCCGAGGTCGATGCGCCGATCAATCCCGACAGCAGCAGGCCGGAAGTGATGATCGCTTCTTTCTGTTCGGCGCTGAAAACACAGCCGAACCCCGTCAACATCAAAATGACGCCGCGCCATGTCGACGGTTGATGAGCGAGAATTCTCAAACGGTTCAGAAATCGATCGATTCTCCGATTTCTCGCGGCATTGCATTCTCTCGTCATGCTGGCAGATATCGCGATCGGGAAATAAATCAAGTACGACGTGCCGAATACAGTGCCGGCGGCCGGGTGCAGATGAACAGCGGGTAGCTGTAGACCTCCGGCCGGACCCACATGTCGCGCTCGCGGTCGACGATGGTCATTGCATACATCGGCAGACCGCGCGTGTTGACGTAGGTCATCGTCTCCGCCGGCGACAAGGCGCGCTCGAACAACCCGGGTACGTCGACCGGTATGAACTTGCACTTGTCCACGCCGATCGCAACCGTCGAGTTGTCGTCCGTGCCGCGGTAGTTGACCCAATCGATGCCGCCGTACCGGAACGATTCGAAAGCGATTTTATTTCGTAGATCGGATGCTTCCTGCGTGTTCAGGAAGGTCTCACGTACCTCTTTGTGAGCTGTCAGATCATCCCAGTAGTTGTCGCCGCACAGGCCGATGATTCTGGACTGGCCGACCACCCACAGACCGCCCAGCGCCCGCATCGTGCCGCGAACCACCTTGCTGCACTGTTTGCGCACGGCGCCGGATGCCGGCGTCGCATTATCCAGATCGAAATCGAGTTCGGCCGGCAGACTGACGCCGAATACACTGGTCCAATCCACCAACGTGGATCCATCCGCATCGGTGACGATGCCCTGAATGGCGCCGAGCCGCATGTTTTCCCAGGTCATCTCGACCTGCGCAATGAGACCGGTCGGGCCGTTCAACCGGTCTGTGACCAGCTGCATGACCTGCATCAGCTCGGTCTCGCTGCCGAAGGCCCGCACCGACTGAACCTCGTCTGCCATGATCGTCTGACCCTTGGCGATGCGCGCGGTCTCCTGGTAGTAGATGTTGCGCTTTTCGTTTTTGCCTTCTTCCAGCGGCGCCCCGCGCTCCGAGGTCTGAATCAGGTTCAACGCGCCATCCTTCAGTTCGATCGCTGCCGCGAGCGTCCGGATCGGCCGGTCGGTGAACAGGTTGAGCGAGCCGAGAAATCCGGGTTTGAACGGGTTTTTGTTGACCGCGGTGGTCAGTTCCACCATGGAAAACGGCTTGCCGTTGAAAATATCGAGTGTTGGCATTGTCTGTCCTCTCTGTTTGTGTCCCGGGTCGGTTATGCGCGGGCGATGATGCCGAGCGTAGCCAGTTGGTCGGTTGCGGTGGTGATCTGTCCGCCGGTCATGCCGGTTTTCCAGATCAGGTCGTCGGCGGATACTTCGGCATGGCGGTTGATGATGACCGCATCTGCATCGGCCGAGGCGGCGTCGACCGGTGCATACAGCACGCCGGCGGCGACCTGCGATCCGTCGGTCGCGGCAGGATCCATTTCGGCATATTTGCCCGATCCGGCGGCCACGGTGATCGTGAACGTATCGCCAACGACAAAATCGGCTGCGCCGTCGGCCAGTGTGAACGAAAGCCCACCCCCGCTGAACGCCGCGCCGACAGCACCGACGCCAATGACGTCGCCCTGGGGATCGACGACCTGGAAATCACCGGCGTCGACCGCCGCTTTGGTAATAGTCAGGACATAATCGCCGACCTGTGCGTTGGCGCCGACCGTAATCGCGCCCATCGCGCCGTTGCCGGTGTTGCCGCCGCCGGCGGCCGAACTGCCCGCACCGAGTGTGATCTTGCCGAGGACTGAACCGGCTTCGAGGTTGTTTCCCAATGCCAGCGTCACCTGCTCGCGCGAACGCGTGCCGTTGGCTTCGCTGATCAGGAATTCACCGGCATACTTGCCTTCTGCGAACGTTGATGGCATTGCTGCTCTCCTGTTTGTTTAGATGGTGGTTTGGTGCTGCCGATGTTTCAGTTCAGCCGATGTCCGAACGCGTTCGCCCAGCCGGCCTGGATCGCCTGGCTTTCTTCCATTTCGTTGGAATCGCCTGTGTCGGCGCCGACCGTTGGGTTGCCGAGGGCGTTCATGTGGTCTGTAAAAGGATTCATCGGTTCGGCGGCCGGCTCAACCACCGATGGAGACACCGCCAGAACCTTGCCGGCCTGCTCGATGCTCAAATCGGTATCGAGCGCCAGCGCTTTCGCCTGAGACTCCCTGCCTTTCGCCTCTGGATGGTTCAAAATGCCGGAGATGCGTTCACGCTCATCGGATTGACCGGCTTTGTAACCATCGGCTCGGGCCGATTCGATTTCGGCTTCGTGGTCGATTTTTTCTTCCTGTTTTTCGGTCGCTGCGGCGTTCGTTTTGGTAATTGCTTTGGTGGTCATTTTTTTGCCCCCTGGTGTTGGAATTATGTCTGTTCTGTTCGCTTCCACGATCATCGATTCGATCGCGTCATCAGGGCTCGAAATGAAATCGGCCAGCCCGATATCGATCGCCTCCCGTCCGCGAAAAACACCGGCTTCCGTCGCTCGTACCGAAGCCTGATCGATGCCGCGATAGAGTGCGACGCGCTCGACGAACAGGTTGTAGAGCGCATCGATCTCCCGTTGAAAATCGGCCCTGACCTCATCGCTCAGCGGCTCGAATGCATTGCCGTCAACCTTCTTGGCGCCGGCAAATATGAAGGTGACGTTGATGCCGTCGTTCTCCATCGCTTTGGAAATATCGACGTGCCGCAGCACGACGCCGATCGAACCGGCAAAACCGGTGTTTGTGATCGACACCGTTTCCGCGGCCGATGCGATCAAATAGCCTGCCGATGCCGCCATATCGGAAACGACGGCATGAATCGGTTTGATCTGCCGCCCCTCATGGATCCGCTGCGCCAGATCGAAGACACCGGCAATCTCGCCGCCAGGCGAATCGATATTGAGCAAAATGGCCGATACGGAAGCATCACCGAGCGCTGCATCGACCCGTTTCGCGATCGTCTCATAGCCGAGCACGAAGCTGCTGTCTGCATTCATCGTCGTCCGGTGCGCCAAGACGCCGAACACGTCGATGACAGCCAATCCGTCGATGATCCGATAGCCAGGATCACGATGCTCGCCCTCGGCTACCATCAGGGCACCGATATCGACGCGCGGCGCATCGACGCGCACATCGTGCCCAATCAACCGCGGCGAGAGCCCGGCGATGATCGAATCCAATTTCGCTGGATGAATCATCAATGGCGTATTAAAAATTCTTGCCGCGAGCCGCGGCAGCAACAGATCAGCCATTCGCTTCGACCTCTCGGTTCATATCCGTTTCGAATTCCCCGAACACCGCCTGCGTGCTCAATCCCAACTCTTCCAGCTTCGCCTTTTCGATCGCCCGCTGCTCGAGCACCTCTTCCCAATCCCGGCCCTGTTCGGCACACTCTTCTTCCAACGTGGAAAAACTGTTCTGCACCCGAACCACGGCGGCATTCACCTCTTTCACCGGATCCACCCAGCCGCGTCCGGAGAATATCCAGCGGCAGCGGTTGTAGGCGTAGCGGTTTTCGTAATAATCCGGCGCCTCGACCCGGCCCAGATTGATCGCCTCTTCCAGCCAGAGTTCGTAGACCGGCCGCAGCCAGAGATCGCACAGCCAGCGCCGGCGTGACAGAAAATAGCGCCAGGCTTCGAGCAATGCCGCCCGGGCGCTGGAATAGTTGGTTTTGGAGAAATCCTTGAGCAGCAGTTCGTATGGGATGTTCAGGCCGGCGGCAATGTGCCGCATGACCGATGACATGAAGCCGTCGAATGCTGTGTTCGGGCGGTTGGGAGAGAACCCGTTGAGCTTGGTGCCGACCGGCAGCGTCATGATCAGCCCGCCGTCCAGTTTTTTTCGGTTGAATTTGTCCGAAACGTCTTTCCAGTATTTGCCGTCCGGATCGTTGCCGAAGAGTTCTGAGACCGATACCGGATCGAGATCGGATTCCAGGAACGCGGCGATCATGGCACCGACCGCTGCCGTCTGCAGCTCATGCCCGACATATTCGCTCGATACCTTGAACTCGCGCAGCACGCTGGTGAAAACCGGCTTTCCCCGGCTTTGGCCGGTGCGCTCTTTGTCGTGCAGATGAACGACCCGGCGGCGGCCCCAGGGCGTAAAGGCAGGGATACGGTCCCATCGGGCAACCGCCGAGGCCGAAAACAAACCGCCGTATTGGTCACCCGGATGGGTGCGCTGGATGTGATAGGCGACCGGTGCGCCATAGATGTCGATTTCGATGCCGCCGCGGATCGATGCGTCGTTCATCCTGCCGGTCGGTACCGAAAGCCGGTCGGCCTCGACCGTTTGCAGCTTGCTGTTCCACCGCTCCCCGCTGCGCTCGACCCAAAGCGGCAGCGCCAGGGCCTCGCCGTTCATGAACGCACCGGCCAGCATTGTGTTGGTGAGCCCGAGCAGGTTCATGGTGTTGGCCGCATCGCACTCGGCGGTATCGGCCCAGGTCCGGAACTCCGCCTCGACCGCCATGCTCCATTCCCGCGCCCATTCGCGGTCGCGGCCGAGCAGCCGGTAATCCGGATTCGCAGACAGCCGCAGCTGGCTGCCGACAATGTTGTCTTTGGCGGTCTGGATATAGCCGCTTGCCAGCCCGCTGTTGCGCGCCAGATCGCGCGCCCGCGGTACCAGCGTGGGCAGCTCGTTGAGCAGATCGGCATCGGCCGATCCGGGGTTCGGCACCCATGCGGCGATCTTGGCATCGGTCAACGACGCGGCATCGTGCGCGGTATCGCCGCTCACAGCACCACCTGGATGGGTTTGCGATGGGGCTTGCCGGTCGCCGCGGCATTCTCACCATTGACCCGCTCCTCCCACTCGCGTCGGCCGGCGCGGATTTCGGAAAGATCCTCTTTGGTCATGAGCCGATCGGCGATCCTCGCGGTTTTACCCGTGAGGACCTTGGCTTCGGCATCGAGATAGGCTGCCAGCATGTCGGTTGCAGTAGACATGCCGGCAGTTTATTTCAGGTCGGCGCGACAAAGACACCCCAAAAATGTCGCATTTTTGATTTTTTTTAATGCCTGCAAAAAAACCGGGCGCGGTAAAGCGGGCGATACCAAAGAGTTGAACGAGGTGACGGACCGGATCAGCCGGTTCTACGATAAGAACCCGGAAATCCGGATCACCCGGTTGACATTGAACCGATCTGCGAAAAATTAGGAGACAGCGGCAGGGCGAGGCGGTGGAAGGTGTTTATGTCCCGAGGAAGCGGCGGGACCTTATTTACAGAAGGGCGGTTCGGTCTTGGTGGTGAATAAACGAATCCGCCGGCATGATGGTACCTGATGCGGCGCCTGTGCGGTTTATGGCTGCCGGTCTATGGCGTTATGATTTCCAATAGTCCTCAGGATGGCGATATTCCCGTCGACCTCGAATGAAATCTTGTAATTGCCAGTAATATGAATCGTATAGATTTCCGGATTTCTGTATCTTTTGAGTTTTTCGAACCTTAGCCCTGGAGGCCGTGGATCTTTGATCAGATCATTAAGCTTCGAAGTAAATATTCGACGAACCCATTCCATCAAAGCCAGCGAACCGAAAAAAGTACGGGACACCGGAGAAAAAATGCTGTATAAAGTCCGGCATGGAAATGGTAACCCGCCAGCAGCCTGCACAGTCG